ACGAACCCTTTGACCTGCAGGTTGCACGTGGTCAAATCACAGGCCATACAACGGTCAGTCTTTTTGGCTATCAAGGTTCTGTTACGACAGCGTTTATTCCAATTTGGGAAAACGCAAGCACTTACACGTATCCAACAACTGCTACAACATTAACGGTGGTAAGTAGCTCTGCATCCGATGCTGCTCCAGCTTCCGTGCTTATTAGCGGCTTGGATATCAACTTTAACCCTGTATCAGAAGTTTTAACTTTGAATGGTACAAGTGGCGTTACCACAACCAAAAGCTACTTCCGTGTGAACAGCCTGCAAATGGTTGGCGTAGCATCTGGCCAAGTGTCGAACGTTGGAACAATTACCGCAAAGCAAAGCTCCAATACTTTGGCGCAAATCAATGCTACTGTTGGTAAGTCTCAGTCCACTATTTATACAGTCCCATCGAACAATACGTTCTACTTGGACTGGGTAGAGGCCAATACGTCAAACAGCTACACCAGCGGTAACTACCTTACATATCAAGTGCAAGCGATTAACAACAGCACCGGCGTTCAATCCTTGGTGTTGCAACAACCGTTTACTTCAATTTACACCGCCAGCCGAGTAGCAGACCCATTTGCTTACGCAGAAAAAACTGACATTCAATGGCAGTTGAAGACAAGTGCAAGCACTTATGCTGTGGGCGTTATTGTTACCGGCAAGTTAATTGCTAACTCCGTGAGCTAATCATGGCTAAATCCCCCGCATGGCAACGCAAGGAAGGCAAGAACCCCAACGGCGGCTTGAACGCCAAGGGGCGGGCCAGCGCCAAAAAGCAAGGGATGAATCTGAAGCCCCCGCAACCAGAAGGCGGGTCACGCAAAGACTCATTTTGCGCGAGGATGACCGGGATGAAGAAGAAAATGACTTCCGAGAAGACGGCTAAAGATCCGAACTCTCGGATTAATAAATCCCTAAAAGCTTGGAAGTGCTGAGATGGACGCAGGAATGATTTGGTCGGGTGGCTTGTCCTTGGTTCTGGGGATGGTTGCCTTTTTTCTCAAAGAGAAGTCTAATGATCTCAAACGGATTGAGATTCTGATCAATCGTACGCGCGAAGAGATCGCAAGGGAGTATGTCACCAATGACGAACTTAACAAAATTACTGAACACATTGATTCTCGCTTTAACAAGTTGGAAAGTAAAATTGACCAGCTTATTCAACAAGGGGCAAAGTGATGCCCAGCAAAAGTAAGAAGCAGCATGATTTCATGGAGGCAATTGCCCATAACAAGGCTTTTGCTAAAAAAGTGGGAGTTCCTCAGTCGGTAGGCGAGGATTTTGTAAATGCCGATAAAGGCAAACATTTTAGTAAAGGCGGTATTGATATGGCTACAAGAAAACGTGGTGTTAATCCAGCGATGGCGCTAATGGCAGCTCGTGCCATGCAAGCACCTCCTGCTGGTCCTGCTGCTCCTATGGCGGCTCCCGGCGGCGCACCTATGGGCGCACCCGGAATGAAACATGGTGGCTTGTCTAAAGCTCACCACAAACATCTGGCTCATCACCATTTGTCTATGGCTGAACACCATATGGCAATGCACGAAGGCCATCACAAAACTACCAAGATGGCTCACGGTGGTCATGCTTCTGAGAAGATGCACGAAATGAACCAAGCCAAAGAATTGCGCCGTATTGCTAAAGAAGAAGAGCATGAAGCCAGCGCAATGAAGCATGGTGGTAAAGCCCACAAAATGGCTCATGGCGGTTTTGCTGATGGCAAGTCCATCAAAGCTGGTGAAAAAAACCTGAAGCATGGCGAACACGCTGACCAGAAAAAAGGTCATACCCGTGGCAAAAACTTTGGCGACAGCGGCAAAGTTGAACCTATTGAGACTGAACACAACATCAAGTCTTTTGAAAAAGAAGGCATGAAGCATGGTGGTCATGTTAAGAAAATGGCTCATGGTGGCGCTACTCACCATCGTGCTGATGGTATTGCCCAACGTGGTCATACCAAGACCAAATTCTGCTAAGGAGAATTCCTATGAAACATCATTTAGTTAAAGAACATATGGAGCCAAAATCTGGCCCTGATATGGTTCGTCATGATGAGTTTATTGCGGAGCATGAAACTGAATCGCATAAACATCACAAGCATCATTTCAAGAAACATGCTGAACATCACAAGCACCACATGGACCATGTTCATGAGATGTGCGGTGGTGGTAAGGCGCACAAATGAGAGCTAGTCGTGGAATGGGTGCTGTTAACCCATCCAAGATGCCTCATAAAAAGGTTATCCATAGAACGGATAATCCTGATGCCGTTGATATGTATAAAGACGGTGGACAAGTTTGGGACAAGCCTAGACCTAAAGGTTTAGGTAAACCCAAAAAGTTAAGTGCTGATAAGAAGTCCAAAGCAAAGGCTATGGCTAAAGCTGCTGGTCGTCCTTATCCAAACTTGGTTGATAACATGAGAGCAGCGAGAAAATCATGAACTTATTTGAACGTGTCTTTAATCATGTGAAAAGTGCTGGTCACAAACTGGACAGCTCAGAACATCAATTGTTGAATGACTTTGTAGAGTTCTTAGGCAAAGAGAAATCTATTGTCGAAAACTTTTTGACTTCTAAAAACATTGATGCTTCACAAGGCGCAGTGGTTTCCAACTTTGTTGCTGAGATTGCGCCCACTGTCCCAAATGGGATAGTTGCAGATCCGGTTGAAACTCCAGTTGCTGAACCAGTTGCTGAACCAGTTGCTGAAGCAGTGGTTGAAACTCCTGCACAAGCGAGTTAATCATGGCTGAAAAATGGATTCAACACGCAATTAAAAAAGCTGGTGCTTTGCGTGAAGCTCTTGGTGTAAAAGAAGGCCACAACATCCCAGCTAAGAAGCTGGCAGCAGCGGCCAAAAAACCTGGCAAGTTGGGTCAACGTGCTAGACTTGCTGAGACGATGAAACACTTCAAACACTGATCATGGCATATACCACAGGCACTTCAGTCTTTAATCTTAAGATTACTGACTTAGTTGAGGAAGCATTTGAACGATGCGGCCTTGAACTGAGAAGTGGCTATGACCTGCGTACAGCTACTCGCAGTATCAACATTTTGACTGTTGAGTGGGCCAACCGTGGTATCAACCTGTGGACTGTTGAAGAAGGCCAGATCCCTTTGAATACGGGGCAGATCACTTATGCTTTGCCTATTGATACGATTGATTTGTTGAGTCAGGTTATACGTCAGGGCACGTTGCAAAACCAGATCGACATTAACATCAGCCGTATTTCTGAGGATACGTATTCAACCATTCCTAACAAGCTGGCTGTTGGTCGTCCTATTCAGGTTTGGATCAACCGCCAGTCTGGGAATGTAAACCCAACCCAATACTCGTTGTATGGGAATGGGACGACAACTGGCCTAAGCGCAACGGATACAACAATTCAACTGAGTCCAACGACTAACTTGGCTGATATGGCTGCAACTGGCTACATCACGTTGGACAATGAAATTATTTACTATCCCAACATTAGCACGTCTTCTCCTTATCAGTTGATCAACTGCTATCGTGGGCAGGCTGGCACTACGGCTGCAGCGCATACAACTGGTACACCAGTGTTTGTTCCTAATCTTCCCAACATCAATGTGTGGCCTACACCTAATTCTGGTGGTAACTACACTTTTGTTTACTGGCGCTTACGCCGGATTCAAGATGCTGGAACGGGTGCGAACATTAATGACATTCCTTTCCGCTTTATTCCTGCGATGACAGCTGGTCTGGCTTATTACTTAGGCATGAAGAACCCAGCGGTAGATCCAAATCGTCTGATGGCTTTAAAGGCAGACTATGATTTGCAATGGGATCTAGCGTCTCAAGAGGATAGGGAAAAGGCTCCGATTAGGTTTGTGCCACGGAATATGTTCTACATGAGGTAGTCATATGCCAAATAAGTTTTCGTCAGGCAAACATGCAATTGCCGAGTGTGACCGATGTGGTCAACGGTACAAGTTAAGCCAGTTACGCAAAGAAATTATTAAGACGAAGCTGTTTAACATCAAGGTATGCCCAGAGTGCTGGGATCCTGACCAACCTCAGTTGTCTTTGGGCTTGTATCCTGTGAATGATCCGCAGGCGGTAAGGGAACCAAGGCCAGATGTTAGTTATAACGCAGGTGGAACGACTGGATTATTTACCAATCCATATGATTCCACGGTGACGAATGTTGATAATGCAGGCTATCCAACAGACGGTAGTCGTCAAACGCAATGGGGCTGGAATCCAGTAGGTGGAGCGCAGAGTTTTGCCTCTGCATTTTCACCTAATGACTTGAATTTAGCCATTAAAATAGGTACAGTAACTGTTACAACCACTTAGGAGTGTTTATGAACAAGAAACAAGTCGTCAAAATTGCTGACAAAGAAGCAATGAAGGAAGTTCATAAACATGAACACCACATGCACAAGGGCAAACCTGTGACCAAGATGGCTAAGGGTGGCGTCACCAGCGGTGAAGAAAAAGCCGTTGGCCGTAATTTGGCCCGTGTTGCCAATCAAGGGAGCAAGAAATGAAGCCCCAAGTCAAACCGACTACCAAAAACAGCCCTAAAGTCACGACAGGTGATTCCAAGGGTAAGTTTAATGGCTCTGCTGAAGAGTATGCAGCGCCCCATACTATGGATGGAAAGCGTTATAGCGTAGCAAGTTTCCAAGCCAAGATGGATGCAGTACCTTATGCTACTGATAAATCAGCTCAAGATGCAGATCTTAAAGATCCTTTGCCAAACGGCGTGTCTTATGGCGTAGCTCGTGAGAAAACCAGTGGTATTGAGATGCGTGGCGCTGGTGCAGCTACCAAAGGCCGCATGTCTCGTGGACCTATGGCATGAATTACGAAACGCTGTATAACACGATACAGAATTACTCTCAAAACTCTGAGGGTTCTTTTGTAGATAGTATTCCTACCTTCGTTCAGGAGGTGGAACAACGTGTTTATACAGCAGTTGCGTTCCCATCGTTACGTAAAAACGTCACTGGCGTGATCAATAACGGTGTGCCTTACCTATCTGCGCCACCAGACTATTTGTCTACGTATTCTTTGGCCTGCATAGACTCAACAGGTAATTATTCTTACCTTTTGAACAAGGATGTTAACTTTATTCGGCAGGCTTACCCTACTGTCTCAGCAACTGGGCAACCCGAGTACTATGCTCTTTTTGGCCCAACTGTCTCAGGTGGGACAGTATCAACAAATTTGTCGTTTTTGCTAGGCCCAACGCCAGACGCAACCTATACGGCAGAGTTGCACTACTTCTATTACCCGACCAGCATCATTCAAGGCCAGATTACAGCTATCACTATTACTTCTAGTGGCAATCAATTGTATTCGCCGGGTCTTTATACGAATGTTCCTTTGAGTTATGTTGGATCTGGCTCAGGCTCTGCTGGCTATGGGGATATTTTGGTGACTGGTCTTTCACCAGCGCAGACTATTACTTTTACCCTGCAAAACGGCGGCAACTTTTACAGTGTTGGCGATGTGCTGACGGTCGCCAGTTCTTATTTAGGTGGTCCGGGTGCTGGACTGACCATGACTGTCTCAACGATCAACAATTCCACTGGGACCAGCTGGCTTGGAAATAACTTTGATCCTGTACTTTTGTATGGCTGTATGCGTGAAGCAGTCATTTACATGAAGGGTGAGCAGGATATGGTCAAGTATTACGAAGACAAATACCAAGAAGCTCTGCAGCTGGCTATTAAACTGGGCAACGGTCTTGAAAGAGGCGATGCTTACAGGGATGGCCAGACAAAGCTC